TAACATAAGTGATGATGTTATAGCTGGTTATGCAAAATTATCTGAAGAAAAGAACATACCAAATCCATTAGATGATCAAGTTCTTGAAATATTAGAAAGCATACAAGATAAATTATTTGATGAACAACAATTAAATAAACCTTTTGTTATCAATGAAGAAGACTATTTAATTAAAGATCCTAAAAAAACTAGCATGATTCCACCATTACCAGAGCAACCTATGCCAAATCCAGCAATAGTGCAGACTCCACCACCTGTGACTCAAACTGGGTTGACTGCTATGGAACAAGCGTTATTATCAGAAGAGGAAAAAATGATGACACTTAAAAACAGAGGACTAGCATAATGGGTTTAAATATTGCAGAAAAACAACTTTTAAAATCATTGGAAGCACAAGAAAAATCAGGTGTTCTAGACATGAGGCCTGGTGGAAAAGAACAATTAGAAGAGCTAAGAGAAAAACAAGGAGATGATCAAAGTAGTATTTTTGATAAAATAGGAATATTCAGCACAGCGCAAGCATCAGAGATTGATCCAAACAATCTACCGAGCATGCTACCAACAGGAGCTATGGATAGACAAACTCCTTTTGGAGACAGAATACTACCAGAAGTTCCAGGAGGCGGAGGTATTTTTTCAGGTAGACAGTTTGGAAATATAAGAGGTGGTATTACGGAGGGATCTGTTGGTCAAAGATACAATGTAAATAATCCTGAATCATTTTTTAATACAGTAGCAGGGCAAGCTAGAGCCACTGAGGATAATAATTTTTTTGATTATCTTAAAGACTTAAGTGGCGGGTTTGTTGATTTTGCAAAAGATGTTGGCGGTTCTTTTTTAGGAGGTCAAACTGGAGCAAAAGCAGCCTTACAGTTTGGAATTAATCCATTAATAGGTTTTGGTATTGGTGCATTAAAAGGTACAGGTTTATTTGACCCTGTTGGAAGAGGAATGGCACCTGAATTACAAAGAGGTTTATATGACGAGTATGGAGGAGACAATCTTGGAAGATTAACTTCTGGTATTATGCAAGGATATAATCCAAGAGGAGGTAATTTATTAATTTCAGCTGTTGATAGACGACAAAACATTTTAAGAAATTTAAAAAATCCACGTGCTAGAGCAAGAGGCTTCACAGGCAGAAATCTTCCTGCATTAGATAAATTTATTGACGATCAAGTAAAAGTACAAACAGATTATTATGGTGGAACTGGTGCTACAGATGTAACAGGAAGTTCTGATTATACAAGCACAGGAAGTCCACAATCTATGGGGTCAGCGAGAGGCGGGGCCGGAGGAAGACCTTACTAATGCCAAACGGTAAACCACCAAAAACAACTGGCGAACATTTAGTATCTCTTTACGGATATGTAACAGGATTTAAAAAACAAATAGATCATCTACATCAAGACTTAAGTAAACTAGAAAGAAAAACAGACACTGTAATTTATTGGATTATTGGTGGTGCATTTACCACAATACTAACACTCGTTGGTTTGTTTAATTTATTTATTAATTAGATCCAAGCTTTTAACTCTTCGCCCATTATCTCTGTAGCAATATTAACTTTGTTACGTAATGATTTTACAATCTTATCATCAATAGTATCTTCAGCCATAATATCAATATACGTCATGGGTTTTTCTTGGCCAATACGATCTATTCTAGCTTCAGATTGTTGTCTCTTTTCTAAGTCATAACCGTTAGAATAATATATCATTGTTGATGCACCTGTAAGTGTAATACCATAACCACCTGTTTGTGGTGTGCCAATTATAAATCTAACTGGTGAATCTTTGTCTTGTATTTTTTTAATTGCTCTTTGTCTGTCATCTGTAGTTGTATCACCGTAGTATGTAACAATGGTATTTTCTCCATATTTCTTTGATATGGCCTGTCTAATTTTATCTATGTCATGTCTGTAGTGAGCCCATATTACGGCTTTACCTTCTACTTCTTCTAGTATGTCCATAAGTTCCGAAATACGATTGTTTTTAAGATCCTGTATTGTGCCATCATTTGATTTAAAATGACCACAAGTTATCTGATGTAGTCTCATGAGCTGTGTAATAACTGTTGCAGACGTAACCATCTTACCATTCAAGAATGCAATAGCCTCTTGTTTCATTTGTTTATATACTTTCTTTTGTTCATCTGTTAGTTCTACTGTTCTTTTCATAAATGTTTTCTTAGGTAGATCTAGACAATCATCTTTTAATACACGATATGAAAAAGGTTTTAGTTTTTCTGATAGTTCAGCTAGATTTCTATACCCAACTACAATTTCAACTTGTCGACCAGATACATTTATTTTTCTACACACAGCATATCTAGTTCTAAATACATAATATGATGACTGATCTAATAGATAAGGATCTAAAAAATAACATTGTGTAAATAGATCTAAAGGTGATTTTGTAACTGGAGAACCAGTAAGTATTCTTCTATATTTTGTAAGTGGTCTTAAAGATACTATATTTTTAGTACGTTTAGCAGCAGGGTTTTTTATAGTTGTAGACTCATCAATACCCATTAACGTATTGTGACTAGATAGAAACTTCTCTGCAAATTGCATACCTTTTTTAGTAGAGAATGCCTCTACATTCATAATCAATATATGAAGTTCTGCACCTACAGAAAACAAAGGTTTTAAGTCTGGTGCGTCAGGTTTAGTTCTCCACAGTCCTATCTTTTTTTCTATATAATCAGGCATGTGATTAGGTATTTCAGAGTCAAACCAGTTTTTATAAACACCTTTTGGTGCAACAATTAAAGCTCCATTAATTTTACCAGCGTTATAAAGCATGGCAATATTGTCAATTAACACCTTTGATTTACCTGTACCCATCTCCATAAAATACGCAAAAACTTCTTTATCCCATGACATTTCAAGAGCTTTCTTTTGGTGAGCAAAAGGCTTGCTTTTATATTTGTAATGCATAATATATTTTAACTTTCTATTGGAAGCATATATATTATGTGATATTAAATGTCAAGAAAGTATTTATGGTAGATTACGACAAAATAAAACATACAGATAAACAATCTATAGTATATGTAATACAAGATATACCAGGCACTAAAGTTGGTACACCTAAAATTAATATTATAGGAGCAACACAATTTGGTAACTTACGAGTATTACTACCAGAAAACTCACAGATTATATTAAGTCCAAATTATGTCATTACTACACTTAGACAAAAATTAAAAGAATATACTATTAGGGATTATTTACTACTTACAGGCGATCCTGCCATAATTGGTGTGGCCTGTTCTATAGTATCAGATATTACGAACGGAAAATACAACTTATTGAAATGGGATAAACAAGAAAGAAAATATTACCCTGTTGAAATAAATTTATATTCTAAGGGTTGACATATATATTATAAACCTATATATAAGAAACTGAGAAAGTTATGACAAAAATTGATTTTGAAAAAGATAGAATGCAATCTGTTGAGCAGATAGATTCCGCTAAACGATTGTCAGACAAAGTTTTAGAACTAAAAGATTTAGAAGATGAGATTGCAAATGCAGAAGAGTCTCTTAAAAAATTAAAAGAGAAAGCAAAAGCAGTTTCTAGCATTGAAATACCAGCTATGATGGATGAGATGCAAATTACAAAATTAAAGCTGAAAGATGGCGAAGCGGTAGAGATCAAAAAAATCTACGGTGCCTCTATTCCAAAAGATCAACAGGAAGCAGCTTTTACATGGCTTCGTAACAACGGTCTAGGTGATGTTATTAAAAATGACATTACCGTTACCTTTGGTCGTGGCGAAGACAACAAGGCGGCCGCGTATGCGGACCTTGCAAAGGGTCAAGGGTTTGAGCCAGTTCAAAAGATTGGTGTAAACCCTATGACTCTAAAAGCTCTAGTGAGGGAGCGTCTTGAAAATGGTCAAGATGTTCCGACTGAGCTATTTAAACCGTTTGAAGGTAACCAAACAAAAATAACAAGGAGAAACTAGAAATGAGTAGCGAGAAACAAGTAACTACTAAAAAGACAAACCTACCATCTGCAGGTTTATTTGAGGCAGATGCACAGAAAGGTTTTGAGAATGTGAAGACAGAAAGTCTGGCTCCACCTATCTTAAAACTATTACAGAACGGATCAGCAGAAGCACAGAAGCGTAATCAAAATTACGTAGAAGGTGCAGAACCTGGTATGTTTTTAAACACTGTTACGAAACAGTTATATGATGGTGACAAAGGAATACAGGTTATTCCATGTCATTATAAATTAGAATACCAAGAATGGGCAGATTATGGAACAGGTTCAGGTAGACCTGAAATGATTTATCCTGATACTTCGGATATTCTAGACAAAACTACAAAAGGCCCTGATGGTAAAGACAGATTACAAAATGGTAATTACATTTTGACTGTCGGTCAACACTTTGTAATTATTGTGGGTGACAAAGGTTCTGAAACTGCAATGATATCTATGAGTTCATCTCAAGGTAAAGTGAGCAGAAAATGGAACTCCATGATGAAGTCTATTAGTTTAGATGGAAAAGATGGACCATACACACCACCATCGTTTAGTCACATTTATAAATTATCCTCTGTATTAAATACAGGAAAAGGTAATCAATGGTACGGCTACAACGTAGAAAAAGTTGGAATGTTGGAAGATGCTAATATGTATGAACGAGCGAAGAAGTTCTACGAAGGCATCAAAAACAAGGCATAACAAGTTTTGGGGTGTGATCCATAACTCCACACCCCAAAAGCATAGTGGTGATGACAGACGTAGATAAATTTATAAATATATTTGAAGGTTCGTATAGTGCATACGGTCAAACTAGAAAGACAGAAGAGTTTGATGAAAGAGGAAAGCACAAAACTAAATCTTTTATAATAAAACAAAGACCTACTAAACAAATGTTCATGGATCATTTGATGGGTAAAGATCCTGCTCTTGGTATCATACCCATAAACGAACAGAATAAATGTAAGTGGTCCTGTATAGACATAGATGTGTATCAAGGTTTTGATCACAAACAATTAATTAATAAGATAAGAGAATATAAGTTTCCATTATTAGTGTGTAGATCTAAATCTGGTGGTGCACACGTATTTTTATTTACAGATACATTTGTGCCTGCAGCATTATTCAGAGGCAAACTAAAAGAGATGGCAGCCAAACTAGGTTATGCCAACGCAGAAATATTTCCAAAACAAAATAAAGTAGACATGAGCAAAGGTGGCACCGGTAGTTTTTTAAATCTGCCTTATCACAATGCTTTGTTGTCTACGAGATATGCAATTAAAGATGATGGTTCAGCTATGGATCTAATTCAATTTTTTGAAGCGCATGGTAAACTAAAACTTACAGAAGATCAACTATCAAAATTAGCCATACAAGAAGAAAAAGTTGTTGACAATCTACTCAAAGGTGCGCCACCATGTTTGGTTACACTCGCTAAACAAGGAATACCCAACGGCCAAAGAAACAATGCAATGTATAACTTTGGTGTGTATTGTAAAAAAAGATTTCCTGACAAATGGCAGATAGAAATATTTAAATACAATGATTCTTATTGTGAACCACCGTTAGATAAAAAAGAAATAGATACATTAATTAAATCTATTGATGGCAAAGATTATAATTACAAATGTAAAGATGAACCTATTGCATCTTATTGTAATTCTAAAAAATGTGTCATGCAAGAATATGGTGTGGGTGATGGTGTTCCTGAAGTAGAAATAAAAGAAATACAGAAGTATGACTCTGATCCACCATTGTATTATGTGACTGTAGGTGAAGAAGTCGTAGAAGTAGAATCACAAGACTTGCACGAACCAGATAGATTCTCTCTCAAATGTTTAGAACAAATTAATCAAGCCATGCCTCCTATTGCAAAACTAGTATGGAGAAAGCTAATAAATAAATTATTGAAAGACACAATACCTATCGAAGCTCCAGAGTCTACAAAGATAGATGTACAATTAAAAGAATTATTAGGAGAATACATAAATAAAATACCAGGCAAAGATTGGAAAGATGTATTACGTGGACTGTCATACACAGAAGATGGTGTAAGTTATTTTAAATTCAAAGACTTTTGGAAGTATGTAGTTAGAACAAAGATCTGGGATACAAAGAAATACCAGAAACAAAAGACAGCAAGGATGTTAGAAACATTGTTTGATGCAGAAGAAATTACAGGCAAGATAGAGGGTAAGAGTACAAGATACATGTCATTACCTACAGTCAAACTAGATAAACCCAACACAAGAAAAGATAAAATGAAGGAGCCACCTTTTGCATAGAATAATTATACCAGGACCTCCGGGCACAGGTAAGACACATACACTTATGAATTATCTAGATAAAGAATTAAAACAGGGCACTGATCCTAGCAAAATCGCATACATAGCTTTTAGTAATGTAGCAGCCAAGGTAGCTAAAGAAAGAATAAAGAATAGTAAAGTATATGTAAGTACAATGCATTCTATGGGCACCAGAGAATCTAATATTAATACAAAGACACAACTACTTACGGGAGATAAATGGAAAGGTTTTAAAAACTTTTCTAGAATCTGTTCTAATCTTAATTTTGAATCAAGAATAAGTGTTAATGGGCACGTAGAACATCAAAACCCACACATGCGTATTATAGAATTAGCTAGAAATAAAAAGACGACTATTGAAGAAGCTGCCATGTATTTAGATTTACAATACACCGTAGACATATGGTTGACAGAACAAATAGCTGAAGATTTAAAAACATACAAAGAGAGCACACACATGGTGGAGTTCTCTGATATGATTTCCAAGTTTGTCGAGGAGGACCGTTGTCCACCACTACAATGTGTTTTCCTCGATGAAGCCCAAGATCTGAGTCCTCTGCAATGGGACATGTTCTTTTACATAGAAAGTAAGTGTGCTCGTTCATACATTGCAGGGGATGATGATCAAACCATCTTTAATTTCCAAGGGGCTTCAGCAAAAATATTTATAGATCTAAAAGGTACGTTTGATCCACAGATACAATCTGTCAGAGTTCCAAGAGCTGTGCATAGGTTAGCAACAAGTATCTTTCCACACATGGGTCAACGTCTAGAAAAAGAATGGCTGCCGGCAGACAGAGAGGGATCTGTAGATATGAATGCACGTTTTACAGAACTACCTTTACATCAAGATCACTGGTTAGTATTGACTCGAACAAATAAAATGTTAGAACCATTACGTGATCACTTATACAGAATGAATTTAAGATTTGAATCTAAAGCACAACAGCTACTACCACCTAAAATGTTAAATGCATACAGAGTTTGGAAACGTCTGAATGAAGGAGGATTTGTAAGTGAAGAAGATGTAGGTGATCTTTGGGACTTTCTTCTTGTAAAGAAAGGACATATCAAGAGAGGATTTGCTGGCGGTAAAACATTGAAAGGTGTTGACTCAATAAACTTAGAGGGATTGAGAGAGCACCACGGGTTGCTAGCGTCGGGCAGCTGGGAGATACTTAACTTTCCAGAACAAAGCAAACTATACATAAAAAAATTATTAGAGTCTGGTGATACTTTGATGAAGCCAGCTAGAATAAGACTATCTACAATACACGGAGCAAAAGGAGATGAGGCAGATAATGTGGCTTTGTTTACAGACACTGAAAAGATTATTTATGATTCGTCTAGAAACAATCCAGATCCAGAGCACCGTACGTGGTATGTAGGAGTAACAAGAGCAAAAGAAAATCTATTCGTATGTAGTCAGTATTACGAATATCAGTATAACATAGGAGCACCAATAGTATGACAAGCGAAGATGACATGGCCAAAGCATTTCCACAATCAAGACAGGTAGGTGGGAACCATTATAAAAATTTTCACATTCAGCCGTACGAGTTTATTTCAAAAAATAATCTCTCGTTCTTCCAGGGCTGTGTTGTGAAATATGTATGTAGATATTTATCTAAAAATAAGATAGAAGATTTAGAAAAGATAATTCATTATTGTGAATTAGAAATACTAAAATTAAAAGATAAAAAGAAATAATGTTTACAGTTCAAACTGAATGGGATTGTCCAGATAGTTTTCCTGATCTGTCAGGAGAAAAATATATTGCAATCGATTTAGAAACAAAAGATCCTAACCTAAGATCAAAAGGATCTGGCGCTATACAAGGACATGGAGAGATTGTTGGCATAGCTGTGGCAACAGAAGGATGGAAAGGCTACTACCCTATTGCACACGAAGGTGGTGGTAATTTAGACAGAAGAATTGTTTTAGAATGGTTTAAAAAAGTTTGTGCAACAGACTCTTACAAAATATTTCACAATGCAATGTACGACGTATGTTGGATCAGAGCGTATGGTATACCTATAAATGGTCACATCATGGATACCATGTTGATGGCATCTTTAATAGATGAGAACAGACTTTGGTATACATTAAACAGTATATCGTATGATTATCTAAGAAAAACAAAAGATGAAAAATCTCTGAAAGAAGCTGCAGAAGCATGGGGTATAGATCCAAAGGCAGAGTTATATAAATTACCTGCTATGTATGTTGGTAGTTATGCAGAACAAGATGCATATCTTACATTAGAATTATTCAAAAGATTATCTACAGAAATACAAGCAA